AGCGTTTCCAGACCCACAGGCACTACGCGGTCCCAGACCAGAGACAGAATTAGAACAGCAGAGATCTATTCAATACGGGTACAACCCTGTTGGTTTCAGAGACATACCAGGCATAACACCCGCAAACAATCTTATTGCTGAAGGTGAGGTTGGGATTGTCACAGTAACCATTTCTGATTCAGGTAATGAGGCAGTTAATTTAACAGGAGTTTCTGCAATAGGTTCTGTTGGAGCGGCTACCGTTGGATTAGCACCACGATTTGATAGCACCTCTATCACTTTAGACTCAACATCAAGTACATTTGACGAGGCATAAAAATGGCAAAACAAACAGTAGGTATTGGTTCATCTGCAAATGACGGAACGGGAGATAATCTTCGTGTAGGTGCGGATAAAATCAACGATAACTTTAATGAAATTTATGCTGCACTTGGAAATGGTACAACACTAACGGATATAATAGATTCTAATGGTGTTATAGATGTAAGCTCTGGTGCAAATAAAATAGTATTTTACTATGCTGCATTAAGTGATTTACCAAGTGCTTCTACCTATCATGGCGCTGTGGCGCATGTTCACGCAACTGGAGGTTTGTATTTTGCACATGGTGGAAATTGGATTCGCATAAATGATGAAACAACGGGGCCTGTAACAAAATACACAGCGGGAACGAGTGGTTCATCCGCTTATACTTTTACTGGCCCTGGAGCTACTGCGGGTAACAACCCAAATTTTGTTTTTTACTGTGGACATACTTATCTTATTGACAATACCGCAAATGTATCAAGTCATCCTTTGCAGATAAGAACATCTAATGGCGGTTCTGCTTTTACCACAGGTGTTACAGAAAATTATAATTCAACTACGGGGTTGACACAGTTTATTGTACCACATGAACCAAGTGATACATCCTTAGTCTATCAATGCACAAATCATAGTGCTATGGTAGGTAATATAACAATAGTGACTACAAATTGAGTATGATATGAGTTTTACATACGACCAACTTAAAACAGCTATTCAAGATTATACGGAGAATGATGAGACTTCTTTCGTAACAAATCTTCCATTGTTTATACGACAAGCGGAGGAACGGATACTCAAAAATGTGCAGCTTAGTTTGTTTCGTAAAAATGCCACTGCTTCTACAACGGCTAGTAATAAGTTTTTAGCATGTCCTAGTGATTTCCTAGCTCCGTTTTCTCTTAGTCTTGCAGGGACAGATGGAGACAAGTTCTTTATAGATTTTAAAGATCCTAGTTTTATCCAGACTTATACTCCAGATGCTACAACTACAGGATCTCCTCGATACTACGCTGTTTTCGATGTGGACAATTTTATACTGGCCCCAACTCCAAACACCACCTTTACAGCAGAGCTTCACTATTTTTATCGCCCTGCAAGTTTAACTGCGGGATCTGGCAGTGGAACTACTTGGTTGAGTGAGAATGCTGAGATGGCTATGTTATATGGATCATTGATAGAAGCGTATATATACATGAAGGGTGAACAAGATGTCATGGGGATGTATGCCGGAAGATTCCAAGAAGCAATTACTGGTGTAAAAATGCTTGGAGAAGCCAAAGAAACCACGGATGAATATCGTACAGGAAGAGTTATAAGGGCAAAAACATAATGTTTAAAATAGATGTAAACGCACCGCAAAACCAACAAATTTTAGATGTAAGAACTACAAATAACCGTGGTTTTACGCCTGAAGAATTAGCGCAACAATGCGTAGAAAAAGTAATTTCGGTCTCTGATAACGCCCATCCTGGGATAAGAGATCAAGCTCGTGCTTTCTCAAAGCACGTTGAAAAGCTCGTCGAATACTATATGAGACAGGCTATTCGTAGTGACCGCACCACTGTATGCAATGCAATTAAAGATGCAGGTCATCCCCAACTGGCTGAACTTATAAGGAGACTTTGATATGGCCTTTTCAGGAAACTTTATGTGTACTTCTTTCAAGAAAGAACTTCTTGAAGGTAAACACGATTTTACAAGCGGACAAGATACTTTTTGTATTGCTTTATATACCAATAGTGCGTCTTTTACTGCTGCGACTTCCACAGCAGTTTTTGGCACAGGCAACAATGAAGTTGACACCTCTGGTACTTACACCACAGGCGGACCTGCGGGTGCAACCTCAACAAACTCATTAACACAATCAACACCTACCACTTCGGGCACAACAGCTTTTACTGATTTTGCAGATAAAACGTTTACTTCTGCAACAATTACCGCTCGTGGTGCTTTGATTTATAACACGCAAACAGGCGGTGGTACAAATACAGCAAACGCCGTTGTTGTTCTTGATTTTGGTTCTGACAAATCTTCAACATCGGGTGACTTTCAGATTGTTTTTCCAACGGCTGACGCAACAAACGCGATTATCCGTATAGCTTCATCATAAACCCAGGTTTCTCGTGACAAACATCACAGGTTGGGGTCGTGGAGCATGGAGTGAGGGTGCTTGGAATGAAGCACTCTCTGTTCCTGTTGGTCACGAACTAACTGGTTGGGGTGAGGAAGGTTTCGGCACAACCGCGTGGGGTGGTGAAAAATCTACTCTTGCTGCAATGCAAGGGCAGGTTGGCACTGCTGTTATACGTGAAGATATTTCAGTTAGTGTAACAGGTATTGAAAGCACTGGTGATGTAGGAACCTCAACTGCAAAAGGGAACAATAGTGTAATACTTACAGGTATTGCAGGTATAGCAAGAGTTGGTGATGTAACTCTTGTTACAGAACAAAGCGTTCCAGTTACAGGTATTGAAAGCATTGGTCGTGTCGGCACAGCGGTTGTAGTTCAAGGTAATGGTGTTGTTATAACACTTACAGGAGTTGAAGCCAATTGCGTGGTTGGATCTGGAACAACTGTAGAAGCAGGCGCTAGTGTTCCACCTACAGGACTTGAAGCCAGAGGCGGCGTAGGCACTGTTTCTATAAACGCAGGCACAGGTATTGATGTAAACGTAACAGGAGTTGAAGCTACAGGACGTGTCACAGAACCAAGTATTATTGGTAATGCTTCAGATGTTGCGATTACAGGTGTTGCAGGAATAGGTTCTGTTGGAACAGTCACTTTAAAAACAGTTCAAAGAGTTCCTGTGTTTGGAGGTAATTTATCTTCAATAGGCGAAGTTGGCAGTGTAACAATTGAAGCAAACTCTATTGTGAATGTAACTGGTGTAAGCACTAGCGCAAGCGTAAGTTCTGTGTTAGTTTACGGTAATATAGTTCCTGCTCCAGGTACAAGTTGGACAGGTGTGACTCCAAATCCTAATAGCACATGGACGGAGGAACAGCCTAATCCAAACACAATTTGGACAGAAATAGCAGCGTAAAGGTAGAAAAAATGGCAACCTATACAACAAATGGCGGTATTAAAAAGATTGCGACAGGTGATGAATCTGGAACATGGGGTACGTCAACCAATACTAATTTTGACATTATTGATCGTTTGGCAGTGGGTGTTGGAGACATCACACTATCGGGAACGACACATACACTGACTACATCAGATGGTTCCGCTTCAGACGGACAATATCATGTTTTGGTTTTAGGCGGCTCTCCTTCTGGAACAAATACCATAACGGTTTCTCCGAATGATGCAAAAAGATTATATGTTGTGAAAAACAACTCAGGTCAGTCCGCTACTTTTTCTCAAGGATCAGGTGGAAATGTTACTGTAGCAAATGGAAAATCTGCAATAATATATTGTGATGGTGCCGGATCAGGTGCCGCAGTTGTGGATCTGACTGCCACTTTTCCCGTATCAGGTGCTTTATTAGCTGCAAATAATTTATCCGATGTTGCAAATGCAGGAACATCGAGAACAAATTTAGGGGTTGCGATTGGGTCAGATGTATTGGCTTATGACTCAAACCTACAGGGATTTGTAACGGCTCTTACTCTTCCTACGTCCGATGGGACAAATGGGCAAGCTTTAGTTACAAATGGCAGTGGCACTATTTCTTTTGGAAGTGCTGGAGTTTCAACTGGTAAAGCCATAGCTATGGCTATTGTTTTTGGGTAAAGGAGGCTAGACAATGACCGCCCCAAATATTGTTAATGTGGCAACGATTACAGGCAAGTCTGCCACCGTTGCACTTAGTACAACTTCACAGACAACGCTTGTTAGCAATGCTGCATCTAGTAACAAAGTATTTAAAATAAATATGATTCAAGTTGCAAACGTAGATGGAGCAAATGCTTGTGACATAACGATAGATGTACACAGCGCAGCAACAGGTGGTGGCACAGCGTACTCTTTAATCGCCACTGCTTCCGTTGCAGCGGATTCTTCAATGGTTGTTATAGACAAGAATACAGCTTTATACTTGGAAGAAGATCGTTCTATTACGGCTACCGCAGGTACGGCAAATGATCTTGAAGTGATTGTGAGTTACGAAGAGATCTCATAAGGAGAGTTGTTGTGAAGGTAATTGGCAACTTAACCAAAGACGCCATCATCAGGGCTGCGGTCAGTGAAGGTATATCTGTTACTCAAGAAATAGGATCTTCTGTAACGTTTGAAAGTGCAACAGTTTCTTTTAATGCTGTCGTATATGACTCAAGTAACCAAAAAATTGTTATTGCTTATAGGGATCAAGGAAACAGTAATTATGGAACTGCAATCGTAGGAACTGTGTCTGGTTCTAGTATTTCGTTTGGAACCCCCGCCGTCTTTTCTAGTGCAACTACTGGGTATATATCAGGGGCTTTTGATTCAAATAATAATAAAGTTGTTTTTTGTTTTAGGGGTTCTTCAAATTATGGCAGATCAGTTGTTGGAACAGTTAGTGGCACTTCTATTAGCTTTGGATCTATAGCCACTTTTGAAAGTGCTACAATTGAGGATACAGGCACAGCTTATGATGCTAATGCCCAAAGAATAGTTGTTGCTTATAGAGATGATGGAAATACTTTTAGAGGCACTGCGGCTGTAGGAACCGTAAGTGGAACCTCTATTTCATTTGGTACACCTGTAGTCTATGACACAGGGCCGTCCGTAAGTAATACTGCAATATATGACAGTACAAACAATAAAATCGTAATTGCTTATCAAGAGTCAAGCACTGGACAAGCCATAGTGGGAACTGTAAGCGGAACCTCTATAAGCTTTGGTACAGCCGCAACTTTTGAATCAGGTAATTGTAATTACATCTCAGGTGATTACGACAGTGTAAATCAAAAAATAGTGCTTGCTTATCAAGACAGTGGGAACAGCAGTTATGGAACCGCTGTGGTGGGTACAGTTTCAGGGACATCTATATCTTTTGGTACTCCCGTAGTTTTTAATGAAGGTAATAGCGGTTATTTTTCAACTACGTTTGATTCAGGTGCAGGAAGAATTTTAATAACTGGTTCTGATGATTCAAATAGTAGTAAGGGAGAAGCGTATGTTGGAACTGTAAGCGGAACCTCTATAACTTTTGAGGATATGGTTTTGTTCAAAGATGCAAGTGCAGACTATATTGCCTCTGCCTATGATGCTAATCAAGGAAGAGTAGTTATTGCCTATAGATCTCCTAGCAATTCAAATTACGGTGAGGCAGTCGTTTTCAAAATAGGTTATTCCCAAGCCACAGGCGGCACGATAGCCGATGGTTCGGCTGTCATTGTAAATACAAATGGGACTGTGAGTAGTGTAAGTCAGTCAACAATATCAGAAGCGGTAGGCTCCGCTGTGGTTTTTGAAACTTCAAACACTGGGGAGTGTCATGCAGTTTATGACAGCAGCAATCAAAAAGTAGTTGTTACTTACAGGGATGTAGGCGATTCTAATAAAGGAACTGCTGTTGTTGGAACGGTTAACGCAAGCGACAACTCTATTACCTTTGGCACACCTGTTGTGTTTACTACAAAAAATATAGAATATTCTTCCTGTACTTTCGACAGCACTAACAACAAGGTGGTAATTGCTTACGCAAACGCTGCAAGTCCAAGGTATGGACACGCTATTGTCGGAACTGTTAGCGGTACGTCTATTAGTTTTGGATCAGAAGCAACCTTTAATACTTATGAAGTGCAACATGTAGGTATTGGCTTTGATGAAGGCACAGGAAAAGTAGTTATAGTTTATGAAGATTGGGGCAATTCAAATTACGGCATGGCTATCGTTGGAACTGTAAGTGGCACTTCAATTACTTTTGGTACAGAGGTTACTTACGAATCTGCAAGAACTCAAAAGCCAAGCGTTGTCTACGATTCTAATGCAGGAAAAACTGTTATATGTTTTTCAACTTATGGAGACTCTGAGCATGGCTATGCCATTGTAGGAACCGTTAGCGGCACCTCTATAAGTTTCGGCTCTAAAACAGAATTTGAAAATGCAGTTCTCTCAGAAATTCACGCTGTCTATGATTCTAGTGCTCAAAAAATAGTAATCGCTTATGAGGATCATGGAAATTCTTACTACGGTACGGCAGTTGTAGGTACGGT